AGAGACCTTACCTTGATGGCAAGTATGTCACTCAACACAGCGCTTGATTCAGTGTCGAGCCAGAGTGAGTCGATTTTATCGCTCACTACACACGGCGGACGGGCTTTTACCTCCGCCATCAGCAAGTATGTCGTTCATACACATACTGTTCCGTTGGCCACTACAATTGACCAACAATACCTTTTGGACGAAGCTCCATCGGTTTTCCACGGCTATCTTGCCGGGGAGAAGAGTAGTTTACACTGCTCTGCACGGTCTTGTATGTATATTAAGACCGATAAGGCTAGAACTCAAGAGAGGCTCAAGCCAAACTGTCCTTGTTTCAAGGTCAGAGAGGAAAATGGCTATCTACAGCCACTTTGCTTTATGGTTTATGTTCGATCACTGAACCATAATCTATCTGGTCTCAAGAATCCAGATAGTGTATATCACCAGCTCAACCCAGAGGAGGTGATGTTTTGTCAGACAGCAACAGGCTGTTTTGACAACTCCTATCCCGGCCATGTACGGGATAGAGTAGGGGTAAGTGGTTGGCACCACATATCCGAGCGGTCGATTTTCAAAATCCTCGACTGCCTATACTGGTTCCGCAAGTATAAGAACCAGTACAACTTACCTCGGAAAATGAGGAAGTTTCAAGAGATTGCCGGATTCCGGCAACTCAAACATGCTGTTGTGCAAGCGCTCCACAGCATCAATAGTCTTCTGGTAAAGAAGCTAATGGCGTTCTCCCCCGAGATTGAGGGATACGCGGCCCTGGCGAAACACACCGCCTGGGCATTCTCAGAATTGTTCGATTGCTATTCTGAGCCCACCTCCTTCACAGACGGAGGTGTAATGGTTGAGCCTACAACGGGCTTCTACCAGGATTGCAAGTACTTTTCAGCACTTGTAAAATCTTCCTTTCACAAATCGAAAAGGGAGGACAGGTTATCGTGGTTATCACCGAAACCTTCTACCAAAGCTTTTGGAAGTTTCTTTGGTACAGAACTCCGCAGGCTCAAGGCCTACGTGGAGTCCCAGTATGCATCGGAGCAATCCGATTATACTCTCTCGCCGGCATGGATATTCCGAGCGAGTACCCTCTCTCAAACGAGGGGGATGGGCTATCTGCCAAACGCAGTAGCCGAATGTCGGAGGGCTGTCTTCCGACATACCGTGAACAGAGAAATTGTTCAGGTTCCTGCAAGGCGTACGCACTTGCAGTACCTTGCTGTAAAGCAAAGGTTAGCCGAGGGTGGTATGCCCCCGGCGTTCCTATCCGAAGGTCGGATGGGAAATTTCCGTAGCGATGTTGCTAAGGAACTATTCGAGGATGTATTTGCTCGAATCGAAATGGTGCTGAAACCTTCAGCATCCATTGATACCTACGTCAAGGACGGAGGTAAACTGGAGGATGCACGCAAACTCCTGAACCTAGCTATTCAGCATAGGTGGCAGATTCCGGTTCGGAATCTGGACAATCATAGCATTGAAACTATGATTGAAGTCATTCATGAGACTGACTCTGATAGCGACTATAGCAGGCCGCTATTCTGGTTATCATATCAATTGATGATAAACCACTGGGTCTCACTTGGACAGTGGACCCCGAATGACAAACATGAGTTTGTCATAGCCGGCAGGCCGTATAGGCCGCCGGTAATGGACGCACAAATCGTCCATATCTCAGAACCCGGCAAAGAACGGAATCTGACAAAGTCCCATGCAGTACTAGCATGGTTCTTAACACCTGCGTCAAAAATTACGCAGGGTACCTTGGCGTTCCTCCCAGAACACCGAGCTGGCCTGTTGGAATCAGGCCATGAGTGGAGACACCAAAAGCGGATATCTCCATTGTCAGATGAATCAGGCTTCATCTATGACCCACTCACGGGAAGAACTCGTGAGGAAACGCTCCAGGTTTTTAAGGACTGGACGGAATCAACCGACTTCATATCGAAGATGGTTGGATGGGCACACCTAAAAGGTTTGCTCGATTACATTGGGTTTCCCCATATGTATGGACGATTGCTCTTAAAGACAATCGTTGAACCTCAGCCAGTAACTGAGGTTGTCCATCGGATCGTCACCCACGATCACGATGATATTATAGAACCTGTCGCTTGGACAGGAGCTATTAATGAGGGTTTCATGATGGGAAACCCCATGACCAAGACGATACTTCACTTGGTACATTCTTCCGAGCTCCAAGTCTCGAAAGAGTTCTTAAGACGCCGTGGTCTTAAGTTCCGTGATCCAACAAAGTTGGTCCGGTATCCCGACCGAGCTCAGCTCGATCGTGAAGAGTCTCAGAGAGACCGTACAACGCAAGTCACAATCTGAAATGCGTATGCTACATGTTAGCCATGTAGCTTCCCCCCTAGCGGGGTCGCGGTAGGCGAAGTCGCAC